CTCTTTAGATGGGGTAAAGATGGACTAACCACCGAAATCGTAACCTTTTCCTTGTGCGGTATGAATAGGGCCAATAACTGGCTTATTGAATAAGTCTTTCCACTTCTTGTACTGCCTTGATTGGCAATTACACGAAATTGTTTAGACTCATAAGCCTCCCTATTCTTTTCAAAGACCTCCGTATATTTTACTCTTACGGTTTTCACGATACTTGATTAAGTTACTAACTTGCAATCCAGTATCAAAACAATGCTGCATATTTTCAGACCTTGTTGCCCATTCTAAATTGGCCATACAATTATCTGTTTTTATGCCGTTTTTATGGTTTACCGTTTCCTTATTGGCTGGATTAGGTATAAAATGAATTGCCACTAATCTGTGAACAGATTTTGTATATCTGCCACATAAAGTAACAAGTTCATACCCATAATTATTTAAATGTTTCTTTATCAGTTTGTTGGTTTTATTATTCTTAACATTCCCAAAATTAGAAATTGAATAATTTGGATATTCATCAATCTGAATAAATACTTCATTCATTTGTGCTATGGTTTTGATCGGCTTTCTCAAATATAATGTTAATGCCGCCATCAACCTTAATATCTTGCTCGCCTTTTTCTTTCTGACCTAACCTTTGCTTGCCTAACCAGATAAGCATGGCTCGGTCTTTATCTTTGATTGCTGCATCAAATTGGACCTTCCTTAAAAGGCTTTCCCCTGATGCCTGCTTTTCTTGCTTAAATGCCACAAAATCGACTCCTAAATCCGACTTACATCGTTGATACAGAGTGTTTTCGTGGATTCCCAACTGAGCGGCTACTTCTACCCCAGAGCAACCTGCCATAAGGTATTCGCCTACAAGTTCCCAGTCTATGGTGGTGAGTGATGACATTACTTCTTTTTCTTAGCCATCTTAGGGAGTTTCTTGCCTTTGGAGGCTTTATTCCACTCCTCCACATTAACTCCTTGCTTTTTGAGCTTTTTTTTGTTAATGTTAAAGAAAGCTGCTTGGGCTCTTGATTTGTAAGGCATAGTGTAAAAAAGCCCTCAACCCCGAAGGATTGAAGGCTCGTTGATTTTTTACCCTTTATTCACCCCCTAATATACGAAATATTTGGCACTTAACAAAATATAAGTGTTAAAACTTATCAACATCAGTACCCCAGTTGGATAGGATGCGAACCAACTCTAACATGATTCCTTGCCCTCCGGGTGTCATTAGCGGATGAACTCCATCTAAGCACTTAACCTCTAAAGATGCATCTGCTGGACAAAATAAGTGTTTTGCCTTACATAACATAGGAATATCCCATGCCGAGTCTCCAATGGCTATTTGATAGTCAAAGGGAATAGTCTCTTTATTTCGTATGATGTGCAATTGTGCCCCTGACCTTCTAAGGTATGCCTCAGCACCCGGCCAAGAGGATGCCGTTACCAAATGTACCTGATAGCCCATTGAGATTAGCTCTTTAATGGCTCCGATGTCCTTATTATTAAAAGACTTGATTATGTTCCCTTGATGGTCAACCCAGATTTTGCCATCTGTGAGGCAACCATCGATATCACAACAAATTACCATGTTTACTTTTTTATTATCCAATAATACCAATCCCGACCTAATAAATTGACTGTTGCAAACTTATGTGGAGGCCATGCAATAATGGTTTTTGACTTCTTGCCTAAGATAACCATGCAGCCATGATCATCTAATGATATATCCCACTGATGAAAGCCTTGCCAGTTCTCATGTGTTGCCTCGTTGAAAAACCCTTGCACAATTAGATACCCGCCTGGCTTAACTGCTTGTAATAACAAATCTAAGGCTTTTCTGGTCTCTTGGGTATGGTCCAAAGCATTTGAGATGTGTACTATATCAAAGTCATTCTTAAAGGGCAGCTCCTCGGCTGGGTAAGGTAGTGGGGCTTTTAGCTTATGCCTATCAAAATCAAAGATTAGTTTGTAAAGGTCTCCAAGTGGGTCGCAAGCAGTTACATTTACTAAACCATTTAGCATTGAACACACTCCTGAGCCGACATCTAATACTTTCTCATTAGGCACAGATAAAATAAAGTCTGCCACCTCTTGGTTCAGCTCAGGTGTTTTTACTTTCTTTACCCAGCCTTGTAAAAAGCGGTCTGTTTTTACAAAGCTTTGCCAAAAGGCTAGTTCATGGTAAATGCCATGTAGTTCTAAAGATGTCATTTTTTATATGTTTCGTTGTAGTATTGTTCTGCTTCAATATCATCATTTATATTTTTCCCAAAATATAATGCTTTTAATATTTGCTCTTTCTCCAGTGCTTTGGCTTGTTGTACTGCATTATATGTTGTTGCATCGTAAGTAACCATTGCTTTTGGTATTAGTTGTTCAACTAACCATTCTACTGCTGTTTGTTTCATAGTTTATTTTATTTAGGCCAAAGTTTTTGTTGCCAGTCTTTACCCCATTTTTGCAGCATGTGCCTTTGGCTGATAGGAGTCCAGTAGTTTCTTAGTTGCTTTCTGAGCTGTCCAATCGGATGCTCTTGCTTATTTCTTAGATAAGTATGCCCGATGACTTGACCATGATGCACCCCTACCTTTTTAGGCTTGACCCGATGGCACCAATCTAGGTCCATGTAGTAATAAGGCAGCATCTCATCAAGAGGATGTTCTGCAAATACCTCCGCATTGACCATTGGTGCGGTCCATTCTATAAAAGGTGTCTCTTTGGGCTCGTTACCATTAGGCCATTGGAATCTGTGATCTGAGGTAGGCATAGCCGGGTGGATGCCAGCCCAGCCAAGCCTCTCGCAAGCCATTGCAAGCTCGAAAGGCATTTCTGGTTCGAAGGTTACATTACTAACAAACCACAAATAGTCAGCCTTCCAAGTAGGGTCCATTAGTATCGTATTGTAAGCCCTAGACATATTGCCTACTCCATCCCGACTGACTATCTCGTAAGGCAACCCAGTTTCCTCAATACATTTTAAGGTTTCTTGCCATTCTGGCTCTAAGTATTCTAGGGCAACAATTAAGATTCTCATTTTATAGGTGTTAGGTGGACAATAAGGTTTCCATCTTTAGTATCTATGTGTAAAATAGCCCAGAGCTTGTCAGTGTAGCCAAACTTATAAGCCTCAGATAAGGTAAAATAGTTTATGAAAGTATGCTTTCGGTAACATCTTACATGAGTAGGGTCGGCAAACTGCAAATCTGGGTTTGCCCCTGCTTCTGGAGTTTCAATGTATAATGCACCCCCTTTTTGCAGTATTCTATGGCTTTCATTCATAAAGTCAAGCAAGCTATCAAGATGCTCCACCACATGAATAGCAGATACCTCTGTCATGCTGTTATCCTTAAAAGGCCAAGGAGTTATGTTTAGGTCATGTACGACATCGACATTATCAAATGGTCTTACATCTAAAAAAATGTCATTTTCTCTTTTAGGCCAATTAGGACCGCATCCGACTATAAGCTGCATAAAATTTGATTGATTTTATCCATCCAATAATCCCAAGTATAAGTCTGGGTGTATTTGCGAATATTATCAGATTTTTCTTTTAGTTGGTTTGGATGATTTATGGCAAACATTGTTGCATCAAATAACTTGTCATAAGAGTAGCCAGTCTTAAAAGAGTTGCTATCATTAAGGTCATCATCCCCTTCTATTATAGATCGTATCGTTACCGTACCTTTTGTGCCAGCCTCTAAAGGGGCAGTGGACCTAGCATCATATTTAGTAGCCTTTATCATAATGGTTGACTCCTCATATAACCTATTCATAGTGGCAAGGTCTGGCTTTACATGATATTCGGCATAAATTCTATCTACTGGTTTCTTTAAGCCAAATCCTTTAATTGCCCATCCCATTTCTTTTAGATTCTTAGCTACTTGGACTGCAATCTTTTCAGTGTCTTTAGCCATGTTAGTTGGCTCTGGAGATTCCAATAAGGCTACTCTGCCCTCTTTAGGTTTATCGCTTATATTAAAGTCTTCCAGATTTACCCCATTGCCTACATAAAATATGGGCCCTTTTCTTTTGTAGGTGTTTTGTAGGATTCTGATATTCCACTGGCTAATAGAGATAAGGGGATATTTGGTAGAGTATAAGGTAAAGCAACTATCAAAAAATGCCTTGTTGGTTATGTTAAACAAATGCTCTAACATTTGCAAAAAGACTACCTTTTTTACTGGCTTGTCTTTGCATAACAAAGAAGCACCATGTGGGCTTGTTACTATTAATAAATCTGAGGTTGCAAGTAAGTTAGTGGTATTTACAATTTTACAAGTTATGGTCATCCAATCACACCGAACTGGGCCAGCTTGGTTATATAAAACAACAGTATGGCCATAATATTCTAATCTATTAGCCCATTCATTGATGACTCTGATGCCACCATGTCGGCTATTGATGTTTGGGCTTTGTATAAAGATTCTCATTTTTCGTATTGTGATTTTCTAGAATATCGCTTTTCCATCATTATCTTAAAGTCTCCATTGACAGCATAAGAACCAATACTAAAGAATAAGCGATTATGTAATTTACCCATCCAAGTGCTTATATTGTATTGCTGGTTCAGTTTAAGGTCAGCCATGTACTCAAAGCCGCCTTCCATGTTTTTGGTGTAAGCCGATTTTATGACATACTCTTGCTTCCAATCTAAGTCTAGCAGCTTGCCAAACTCTTTAGCATTGTAAACAATAGGAACATGGATATCTGTATAAAGATCATTGCAGCCGGGTATGTTAACTGTGTTTGTGATGGCTCGTTTATACAACCCAGTGGCCTTCTCAGCCCATTGCTTGCAAAGCCCATCATACCAATATCTAAATTGGTTGACATGGAGGTCTTTTAGTAAAAAGTGGTCATCATTCCAGAATATAAAGTCCTCGGTGTTTGTCATTTCACAGCCGGTAAGTATCTTTTGGAAGATGCTAAAGTTCTTGCGGCCTGGCACATCTGGGATGTCATAGTAATCGACATTCTTTATCCATTTAGGCCTTTGACCTATTAGTAGAATGCGGCCAGTATGGCCTTTTAGGTGGGCATCAATAGACCTTAGAGCATACCTAAGCTCATTGTCCATCCAACGGCTGCCAGTTCCCAAGGCTATAACAATATCCATTACTGATGGCTTAAGTGTATCTCCTCTTGCTTTTCTAAGTATTGATTTGCATGAATTTTGCCTATAACTTCATGCAAAACAGCCTTTGTTAAACTACCATAGTTACTGATAATCAAATCTTTGTGTTCTTTTGTTAGGTAAGCCGCCACCATTTGCACTTTTAGATGTGCAGGCTTGGGCTTCCTACCTCGTTTCTGCTTTTCCATACCACAAATATAGGAAAATAAAAATAAATTAAAAATATTTTTGGTTAATGTGTAAAAGTGTATTATCTTGCATCCATAACCAAACGATTTAACCATGAAAGCACCACTCAAACTTTTACTCGCTTTATTAGCAGTTGCCTATGTGATAGGCCTTTTACAAGACACCATTTGCCAATAATCAAAACCACAGCCATGACAATTACCCTAATCACATCAAAAGACAGAGCCATCCACATCTTTGAATCTGGAGCTGGCTATTATCAAGCAGAATTATTTGAGCCAGCAGATAAGATGTATGCAGACCAAACTGGAGTCCGTTTGACATTTAAGCAGTGGATGGATGCCGAAGCCATTGCCCTTATTATGTTCCACACTGGAGTATCTTATGGGCTTGAATCAGGCATCAAAACCTTTAATCCTAGTTACAAACCTAACCAATATAAGGTCAATGATATTATGGGCATGGCCCATGATTAATGGCAAGCAATCTACCCCCGATGTTTCTACATTGGGGCATTTTTTACCCTTAAATTCTACACATGAAAACAACTTACCCCACCCACCCGATGCGAGACTACAACGAATGGATTGCAGCGGTTCACAACTTTTTTAGAATGACAGCAGCAGAGTATGTCCGTAACAAGTACATTAGACAATATACCCCTTTTCGTATTGACTCAGATGGCAAAGGCTATTACCTTGTCGGTAATGAAAAAATACCAGCCAAGGAGTTTGAGCAAAAGTTTCCCTTACCTTTATTTGTAAATAAGAACGATGAGAACCCAAACAACTTGGGCTCCATGTTATCAGAAACGATTTAATAAACCCCACTATGTCAAACGATTTAATCACCTATGATCTGGCACAGCCAGCACAGTCCTTGCAATTAGCAAGCGAACTAAAACGATTTGTAAAAGAGCAAAAGCTCACTGTAAACATCAAAGGCAAGGAGTATCCCTTAGTGGAATCTTGGCAATGGGCAGGAGCACAGCTCGGCCTTTACCCTCAGCTTAATTACATTTCTAATGTCTCGACTGACACAGAAATTAAGTACCTAGCAGAAGTCAACATCTGCAAATGGGGCACTAATGAGGTAATCTCTAAAGGAGTGGCCATCTGCTCTAATAAAGAGGCCAACAAAAGGCAATGGGATGAGTATGCCATCTTATCTATGGCTCAGACTAGAGCCACTGGCAAGGCCTTTAGGAATCTAATTAGCTGGCTTATGAAAGCGGCTGGCTTTGAGGCTACCCCTGCCGAGGAAATGGACTTTAATAAGGTTACCGAGGACATCCCTACCAACGATGAGAAGTTTATCTTACTTAATTTAATAGGGCATACCGATTTGAGTGATGATGAGGCTCTTTTGGCTCAGGAGGCCATTACTAATTGCCCAGACTATAAGACCTACCAGAAACTGCAGCACCGCTTAGAAGCTCGCAGAAAGCCTATTGACCAAATAGTCAACCCCTCACAAAAAGACATCTCAAAACACCTTAAAAAGACAGTAAAATGAGAATAGCTACCACAACCGATTTAAGCCTATTTGAGACCACAAAATCCGAAAGGCAGGACTTTGCCCAAAGTGTCATAAATAGCCTAAAGGAGGGCCTAATAGACCCTCTAAAGGTACATTTGCAAGTAAAATGCTTGGAGGATTTAATAAAGCAGATAACAACCCACCCAGAGTACAAAGATTTGGCCTTAGATGAGGCTAGTAAGCATGGCAAGTCCTTTGAGTTACACAATGCCAAATTTGAGATTAAAGAGGCTGGGGTTAAATATGATTACTCTAATTGTGGCGATCCGGTATATAATGAGCTTGCTCAAAAGATGGCAGAACTCGAGAAAGAGATTAAAGACCGCCAAGCCTTTCTCAAAGCCGTTAAGCCTAGCACAGAGATTTTAGTAGAGGATGAAGTCGTTATCCTTTACCCCCCAGTTAAGACATCCACCACATCAATAACCGTAAATCTAAAGTAAAATGACAAAGTTTCCCAAAGGTGTTCGGGTATTTGCACCTAGAGAAAATGCCCCCTCGTTTGTTAAAGGTCAGCTAATAATTCAGCCTAATGATTTATTTCAATGGCTAAAAGAGAACCCAGATGTCTTAACCGACTATCAGGGTAACAAGCAGCTAAAGATTAGTATTTTGGAACGCAAAGATGGTGGCGGTTGGAATACCGTTGTTGACACTTATAAACCACAAGATAATGGATCAGATAAGGACCTCCCTTTCTAAGATGCAGGCTTACTTAGAGACCCCTATTGGACATGAACCAAATCAGCTTTTAGAGCGGATGGAATATCTGTTAATTATGGTTGCTAAGTCAGGCCAGTTACTCGCAGAGGCTAAGTTAGCCCAAGACCAGATAATTAACCAAGGATTGCTGCAAGCTATGGAGCAGGGGTTAGATAAAAGACTAAGCCCCTCTCTTATTACTAAGTTTGTAGGTACAAATGCAAAAGAGGTTAACTATTTAGTGAACTGGGCTGACCGGGTCAATGCATCTGCCACCCATCAATTAGATGCCATTAGAACGATTGTATCGTATCGCAAAGCCGAAATGAACCTATGAGAAAGGTAACCTTACCACGACTGACAGAGAAAGCACAAAAGGTCTTTAATGCTTATATCAGGCAAAGAGATTCTAAAGATGGATATTTTACTTGCATTAGTTGTTTTAAGACATTGCCAGTAGAGTCTATGAATGCCGGGCACTATGTGCCAGTCAAGGGTGGGTCTTTTCTTAGATTTCATGAGGACAATGTTAACGGAGAATGTCAACGATGCAATGGATTTGATGAGTTTCATTTAGTTGGTTATCGCAAGCACTTACTCTTAAAGATTGGCAAGAAAAGGGTAGAGTGGTTAGAGAATAACCGAACTAAGGTCCATAAATGGGATAGAGCAGACTTAGAGGATATCATTACACTTTATACCACACTACTAAAAACCGCAAAAGATGGAATTAGTAACAACCTACCGTTTTAGATGGAATGGGCAGTTTATAGGTATCTTGGGCAAGAAAGACCCAGTTATTAGAACTACCTTATTTCCACAGCATGCTATCCATCACACTGATGAGGATTACAACTGGGTATGCGAAAAGCTATCCAGACATGGATTTGAGTACACAGTAGAGAAATTTACCCATTTATATTCACCCTTAAAAAACCACAGACATGACACAAACACAACGAATCTTGATTTATCTTAAATCAGGTAAACAAATCACCGCCATTGATGCCTTAAACAAGTTTGGCTGCTTTAGGTTAGCGGCTAGGATTGCAGACCTTAGAAATCAAGGGCATACTATCTGGACTAATTACATTACTAAAGACAATAAAACATTTGCAGCTTACAAATTATCAAAATGAATACACGAGAGCAAGCAGTTAAGCTAGTTGATGAGGTCTGTAACTATTATGGGATTACTTTAGATCAGTTACAAGAAGTAAAGAGAAGAAACCACTGGAAGATAGCTAAGAATAAACATGGCGAAAAAGTTAGGCTTTCAGACATTAGAATGGCTTTATCATATTTTATTTATCAGCACTGCCCTATAAAACTTACAGAGATAGCACCATTAGTAGGCTACAAAGACCATTCAACCATGAGTAGTTACAGAGCAAGGATTGAACATTACATAGAAACTGAGGACCCTAAGTTTTACCCTTACTATTTGAAGGTCATAGACTTAGCCTCAGATTTGGGCATTTCTATGAAACTCAGTAGGGTTAAATCACATCAGAAGATAACATTTGTGGATTACTTAGGTAAATTAGTTTTGGTAGATTGATTTTTTTTTCGTATATTTGTTTTGACAAAGGTTCGCCACTTTTTAAGTGCTTTGTTTAGTAAAGAGCTTATTAACCCATTGGGGTGCGACTGCGAACGTCAATCCTCAGTGGGTTATTTTTTTGGTTTTTACCGAGGTTTTACCCAGTACTAATGGCAGTACAAATAATAACCTCACAGATCATACCAATATGTAACGCAAACAAGTGTGAGCAATGTCCTCCCCTGACAACTCATGACAGTCAAGTGAAAGATGCGTGATAACCGGCCACTGGATGCCGAGGAATGTATGGGTTCTGTGTGATAGAGAATGCCAAAAGTTAAACAAAAAGGTTTTTTATAATTCTCTATATTCTATTCATGTTTTGGATGCTAGGCTCAAACCCCTTCACCCACTACTTGACTGGATATAGAGGGGATATGTCAACTATGAAAAGTATAGAAGCAAGAGCAGCAGACTTTAAGAGAGCTATCCAACCCTTTGCCTTTACAGAGCAAATGAAGCAAGAGTTCTACGATTACTGGTCAGAGCCTAATAAGTCTAACACCAAGATGAGATTTGAGCAAGAGACAACCTGGGACCTCGGTAGGAGACTGGCTAGATGGGCTAATAATAACAAGGATAGGCATAACTTACAAAAGACCCCTACTGGATATCGAACCATACAAGAGGCTAAAGTTCCAGAGACAGACCTAGAGAAGTTGGATTATGAGCTAATGATGTACAAGCTAAACTTTGAGAAAGTACCCTTTAACCAGATGGATAAGTGGTACGATTATCTAAAGGCTAACAAAATGCTCAAAAGGTTTGGCAAGGATGATGTTGAAATACTTAGAGCTGCCTATGGCGATGACAACCAAAAGTGCCGATGTGCATGTGTGCAATGGACCTTTGATTGGCTTGTTAATGAGGGCAGAAACTTTACATGGCTAAAATCTCAACTATGATACTAATTGCATTTATTTGTGGATCAATCTTTGGCTATGCAGTCGCATACATACGATTTGAGGAAGATAATAGGTTTTGAGGCTTTACAGCCCGCTCTAAAGGCTGCAAAAGGCTCTGAGGCTATGTTTGTAGCTTTAGTTAATCTTGGCACAACATCTAGGGTTATTAATGAGTGCCTAATGGACTGCTACAAGACCATGCTGCCCATTGAGGTCATCCCTAAAGATGAGAAATACGGATTGTGGAACTTTGCCAAAGAAAGGTGGCCAGAAGCGACCAGAGAGGAACTTAAAGACAAATGCCTTTATATCTACATAATAGGTAACCTATTTTAGTTCTACCAACCTAAAGCCCATCTGCCATAAGAATCTGGCAGTTTTGGAGGATTCCTTGACAACTTTAGTCTCAGACCAGTCAGGATGCTTTAAGTGAAAATGCTCATGTAATAAGTAAAGCAGATATCTATACCCAGTCAGAGTTGGATCAATGCTAATCTTATTCTCAGTCATCCAAGCCATAGCCCATGCCTGCTCTCTGCCTAGCTTACGATGCTCAACTGTATGGGGATTGGTAATCTTAGGGGCCATAACACCCTCCCTCGTAAATTTCGTAAAGTGCTTGGTGGGTAATATGTAAAGCCAGCTTGCGGATATGCCTAATCATGGTGGCCTCATCATCAGATAATAAAGCTAAGTCCATGTCCTCTATGACTCCCATAGCCTGAGCACAAGCCTGGATATCATCATGAGGGGTCGGATCAAATGTTAATAGTCCGTCTTGATTCGTGGTATCCCTTTCTTGCGGCTCCATTCAGTTACATCCTTTTCAACCTCTTTGCGAGACTCAGCTCTGTATTTATCGCATAAAGGCTCTAATATATTTAGCCTCTCAATTGGAGGCAATTCCTTTAATAACTCAATTACTTTCTTTTTGATGATGGGTGTGTTTTTGTGTGTCATAATACTTGTCCTTTCCAGATTCTTTTGTTTCTTACTTCAAAATCTTTAGTACCATGTAAATCTATTAAAATAAAGCCATGATTCCAATTATTAATTGGCATATATTGGGGATGCAACTCAGACAGACAACCCACTGACCAGGTTGTTACTATCTTACCCTCTATATTCTGTTCTGTGTGCTCGCTACTCCTGTGGTGATGGCCGCAGATAGTATTGGCTTTGGCTCTAAGATACAACCCTCTAGCTATATTTACCGGGCTAATAATAGAGCTGGCAAATTCGTGGCCATGCACAATATTGAGTTCGTTAGCCTTTATAATTCTTTTGTCTGTAATAAATTTAACCCCTGAGACTCTTTTCTTGATTAAGTTCTCCAACTCAAAGTCCTCTACGCCTTGCAGCTCGCCTAATTTCTGCCATAGGTAATGCTGATATCTCTCATCATGGTTGCCGAACTTAAAGTATATCTGGCAATCTAAAGTCTTTTGAATAACCTCAATGACTTGACAGCCTATGGATAGTTCGGTAGCAAAATCTTTTTTGCGTGGGTCTTTTAGGAATCTAGATAAGCCATGAAAGTCAAATAAATCACCCCCTAAGATGACTGCATCTGGCTTCTCCTTTTTGGCATAGTCTAAAGCCGCTGTCAGAGCTGAAATGGAATGATAAGGAGCATGAATATCAAATAAGCCCAAAACCCTTTTGGCCTTGAGAATATAAGGCTCAAAGGTTGACTCATCGCTTTCTGGTAGTTTGTAAGGATTGAGAGGCCTTGGACCTTGAGCATGAGTTGCCTTTATTGAATCTTTACCTCTTTGCCCTTGTATAGACCTAATCAATGATCTGACCGCCTCTACCGAGATAAATAATTTTTTATTCTCGGCATAGATAATCCTGGCCAATTTGAGGTTGGGGAAATCAGGGTATCTGTCTCGATACTCTCTGACAACGGAAATTTTGGTCATTTAGTTAGCTTTTTTTATCTCAAAGCCAGCGACCTTAACCTTTAGCGAGTCCTTAACCACTTTTCCATCTGTGTAAACCTTTTGAACGGTACAACTGGAAATAAATAACATAACGAAGATAAAACTCACTATCCGCATAGAAAATTAAATTTTTGATAATTGAAAGTGCATGCCATCCTTTCGGGTCCAAACACCACCCCAGTCAAAGCCATTATCAGTAAAACACTTGACAAAGTTAGCACTAAGTTTAGGCTCTTTACCAAGGCCATTTTCAAAGGCATTGACATCAATAGCAATACCCCAAGAATGTAGGCTCATAGAACTTAGACCCCTTTTCTTTCTTATGTTAAAGCACCCATCCCATGTCTTTAACTCGCTTACATGGCCAGTATCAATTAGGGCCTTAAAGGCTGCCTCTAAAGGTTTGACTAAATCTTTATTGCAATAGACCCTTTTGGGAATTACCCCTATCTCTAAATGAGCAGGCACATCCCAAAGGACCATGTTTGGATTGGCCGGATCGGGCGGTCCGTATTTTTTTAGTGCTTGGGCTGATGTTACCATTTTGACAGATGATACTTAATTAAAGCCATGACTGGCTTACGAATAGAAAATCCAAAAGCCACACAAATGGCCAAAATAAGCCAATTTAAGCGAGTCTTAGCCTTGCCCTTATAATCTGCTAACTCAACCAATAAAGCGGCTCTATTGGCCTCTAATTGACTCACAGAGGCACGCAAAGCCTCTATCTTGGCTACATCCTCCACCTTTTCGACCTTAGTTATGTACTTTGTCTTATATACAATTACGGGTTTATACTTAACTTCGTATAAGGTATCATTGATTCGGGCTGTGTCAAATATGTACTCCCCAGACAAGAAAGTGTCAATCTTTACTAAGGTATCTTTGATGTAGGTCGTGTCCTTTACTGGGTATCTCTCAGCACAAATAGCTGGGAGGCGGCCAGCTTGAGCCAGCCTTGCCTCTGCCTTAGAAAGTTGCTTACCCGGATTGCAACCGATTAGCAATAACCCAGCCAACACAAAAACACGCATTAGTCTTTTTTTAGTAGTTGTCCTTGACTATTGGTCAACACATTTTTCAGCAAGTAAGACAGACCAGCGGTCAGCCCTACAATGGCGGCCGCTTTCAGATCAGTCATCTGAGGCAGTTGGCTAGTTTCTAAGATAGCCACAAGGCCAGTTAAGGCAGCACTCAAAAAGGCTACCACAAAACCTTTTGTTAGGTCTTGTAAATCAAGATTCAGAAAGTTACTCATTTGTCTTGTTTATTTGATAATTGAATAGACAACTCAGTTAGTTGGACCGATATATGATCTAGCTTCTTGAATAAGGTCTCATCCTTATCCTCAGCCACCTTTAGCCTCTCATCCATGCGGGCCATTTTCACCTGGCTATCATTCCAAATCTTAATCAAGGCTACTGCATAGGTGGCGGCTTGGCCTAGAATAAATATCATCCAACTCTGTGTCATCGTTTACTTTTTTTCGGGATTCAGTTGCTTTTGTGCCTCAGTGGCAATTTTGTATCTAAGCTGCTCACTTGCTTTGGCTGGAAGCTCACCGAGACCCATGTAGATAAGGTTTACCTCATCAGGGGTTAATGTTAGGGTTACTGTTTTAGGCTCTTGGGTCGTAAAGGACAAAAAGCCTAGGGCTGCAATTAGAAGTGTTTTTCTCATTTTTTAGTGTTTATGGGAACAAATTTATAATAATTAATCATAAAATTATCTATGATTTCATCGCTTGTGCCCCAGTTTTTAATGATTTCTTTGGGGATATATACTGAGGTTTGGTAGATGCCTCTGCCCTTTCTGTCAAAGAGGTTTACATAAGCCCCTGCCCCTTGTGAGGTGTCTCGGCTGATGTTCTGCACATTCCAGATAAACTGGTAGGCTGTGTCCTTGGTTAAGGCATTGATCAGAATAGGCTGGATTAGGATAGCATTTTTTACTGGCATTAAGGTATCTACTGTGGGGGAAGATGTGCCAGCAATAGTGCTTGAGATAGTGCCTTGTGAATAGGATGTCAGAGAAGTGGCAATAGCCAGAATCAGAAGTAATTGTTTCATATTATTATTTATTTAGTTGTGCTTTTAATTGGTCAATCTGTGCTTGCTGCTCTTGGATGGCTTTAACTAAAAGAGGTATCAGATGCTGATAAGCCACTCCTAAGTACTGACCGCCCTCTTTTACTATACCATTTTTATAGACTTTATTAGATAGAACTTGCTGAAGCTCTTGGGCGATAAAGCCAGTTTGAGTAGTAGTGTCTTTAGAGTAAAAAGGTTGATACTCAAAGGTAACTGGGTTCATTTGTTTGATAATATCAAGTGAGGCTCCAAGAGGTTGAATGTTTTTCTTTACTGCACTATCCGAACCATCTACATAGGCACCTGCTCCCCAGACACCAGTACCATTTACTTGTAGATTGTAAGCTCCTTGGTCGGCTGGGTTATTCCCTATATATACTTCTCCACCAGCAGTTATTCTCATTCTTTCGGTAGCACTACCACCACCAGCGGTACCAGTAAAAAATACAATTGGAGATGATATTATATTCAATTGCTGGTATCCTGCGCCACTTGGTGTAGGTTTATAATTTCCTATTTCAATTACGTTATCTGCACCATAAATAGCTCTAAAAACTGCACCAGTTCCTGTATAAACTTCTAAATTTGAATTCGGGCTTTGCGTTCCTATACCTACATTGCCCCCACTTGTTATTCTCATCTTTTCGTCATTACTACCACCCGTAGCAAATGTCATAGCATTTGTTCCATGATTGTATGCTATTGAACCATTTGGTGTTCCGCTATCTGCTTCATCAAAATCAATATAACTTAATGCACTTGCCCCTGCTTTTATTCTCATTCCTACATCAGCAGAACCTGATAAAGAAAGTGGTGCGTTCGGGGAAGTCGTACCTATACCTACATTGCCAGCCCCATTTAAGGTCATTACTGTTGCTTGAGTGCTTGCTCCACTTGCAACTCTAAATTCTAATGTATTTGAACTTATAGGACTTGATGAATAGTTTGATGCGACTATGCTATGGGAAAATGCGGTATTGGTTGATAAAGTAAAATCTAATGTCGGTGCAACATTTAATATTCTACTATCCCCAAAAACATTTAATCTTTTTGTGCCGCCAGTTCCCCCAACATTCAATAATCCCGAAGCATCCAAGGTCATAGCTTGTGTAAAGGTTATAGCATTACCTGCTGTGCCTGAGGGGGCTGTCCACCAAGTATGTGTACCATCATAACCTTGAGTTCTATATTGTGTAGCATACCCATTAACTTTATAAGTAGGTGCATAAGAATCGCCTGCAATATTGCTTGATATGTATAGCTGTGGAACACCTGCTGATAATCTTGAAGCTATTTGAGACCCTTGTACTAATTCGATGCCACTAACAGCAGACATAGCACTTGGTGTTACTCCTAAACCTAAGTTGCCAGAGGCATCAAGGGTCATTTTGGTTCCATTATTTGTACCAAATAAAAGAGGTGTATTAGTTATATTATATAAATAAGATTCAGTTGCAGTCCATCCTAATTGCAAAGCATTGTTCTCTAAATCTGTTTTACCCACATACAAAACTGCATTACTGGCACCACGTATGTTTACATATCTACCAAAACCATTAGTATTAAATGCAGAGGTTGTTCCTATTCCCAAGTTACCAGCATTTGTTAAAGTCATAGCTTGTGTAAAACTAATAGAACTATTGGCACTTCCTGATGGTGCTACATTCCAAGTATGCTCACCATTTACTTGTCTATATTGAGAGGCTGAATTAGTAGCATAATATTTCCACCCAGAACTATAATAAGCATTAGCACTTAATCCAGCATCATTATCTTGCCCTGCATTTCCATGTAATCCTGCACCATAAATTTGAAATGCCCTATATGTCCAAGAGTTTGGTGCAAGTCCTAAACCAAGATTTCCCGAAGCATCAGTCTGTAAATTACTATTTCCTATTGCACTTGAACTTGTAAACTTAGGTAGGTAGTTTGTAGTGCCTGATCCTGAGATGTCATTTGTTAAGGTGTCATTTGCATATACTACACCATTGGCATCTATTCTTAGTTCTTTTGTGCCTATGCCAGTGGGAAGTCCTGATAGTCGCACCCCTCTTTGCAGGTAGGCACCTTGGGTTACAGTCAACATACTATCTGGATTGGTAACCCCTACCCCTAAGTTCCCACCAGTAAAGGCACTCCAACCATTTGAGGCTAAAAATATCTTAGGAGTACCATTATTATAGATACGCATCGTGCCAGAATAATCTGTTTCTCTATATATATTGGCTAATAAGTTGCTAGAATCATTGTTTAATGTAAAACCATTAACCCCATTTATTGCACCATTGACATCTAATTTTACCGAAGGGGAATTAATGCCGATGCCCACATTACCGCCATTCTTAATAACCACTCTTTCAGTAGCAACAGCACCACTTCCAGTACCTAAAGATATGTCAGCACCTTGCAGAGCTTCAACACCCATTGCACCATTTGTTGCATAGGTTGTTCCGTATTTGGTGCCAGCAAAGGAATAGTTTACCGCATTGGATACATTTACATTTCCGTTTACATCTAACTTATAAGAAGCGGAGGGCACAGCCGTTCCCACCCCTACACTTGACCCATTGTCAAAGATTTGTGAGTTTCCTATTGTATTAGTACCTGTGAACTTAGATACGTAGTTTGTAGTTCCATTAACACGACTTCCCATAACACTAATAACACTATCTATTCCTTTCTGTCTCCACAATCTTGTTGATATTACGGTAGTGTCTATTGATAAAGTCCCGCTGGTAGTGATAGTTCCCCCAGTAATACCAGTGCCGGTATTTGTGGCTACACTTGTAACCGCCAACCCTGCCTGACTAATAGTGGTGTCAATCCAGAGTCTAGCTACCGAATCATAAAGTAAGATGGCATTATTTCTTACTGGGCTTGTAATCTTAACATTATGCAGTTCCTCTAACTCATAGCCATTTTGTGGATTAGTAAATAGCAAACCATTGCCTGCATTGTTTCTCTCTACCACTCCAATAAATACTAAGTGATAAGGAGCTTGTGGTTTTGTTTTGGTCAGTCCTCCTGGGATAGAGTCAAGATATAAAACATCACCCTCACTATAAGCTGATAAGTTGAAACCAGACATTGTACCAAAAGTTCCAATTAAGCCGACATCATTAATGGCAATATTCTCTACTGCTATTCCCAATGTTTTACTGCTTGTTGAGTCTTGTCTATTATCAGCTAGCTTTACTGAGGCACGATCGCCAGAAGCACCAGACAAGTAAACAACTTGACCCTTATTAATTTGTGAACCTTGCACATTCTTAACCCTTGCAAACTGCTGCAATCCAATATTTTGCGTTATTGTACCTCCATTGGTCATGCCAAACTGCAAAGTTCCATTGTCGTTTGACCATTGCATAGTTCGGTCGCTGATGGCTCTTGAGCTAGTGTCAAACTGTAAAAACTTAGTCTTGACACCAAACTGACCCATGTCTAAAGTATCTGTTGCCCCAGTATAAGGAACATACCCAGATGCATTGGCTTGCTTAAGCCATTGTGAGCCACTATATAGATAAAGACTTGAATCTGATGTCCTATAAAACAAAGCACCTGGGTTTGTGGAGCCGCCAGTCCTTAAACTAGGGCTTGTACCCTTTGGAATATGAAAGGTAGAGTCAAACATGCCAGCAATCCAACGGTATCTACCATTGATATTAGTGTAGTTAGTGGGAGCTTGCCCAAAAGCTACTTGGCTGACTACTAACAATAAAACGAGCTTAAATATTCGTATCATAGATAACATTTATTGATTCTTGTTCTTCGAAAGGTATATTAGCATCAAACTGGATTATCCCAGTTGATGGATTGTAATGCACTTGCCTAGTTGTAATTAGTATGTTATTAACATTAGTAATTACATCGTAAGCCACCCCATTGCGAGCCACAAAAAGCATTTTGACATAGGCTATTGCCGCATCAAATACATTGCTATCTCCCGGCACTGGGTAATATGTTTGTCTCAATGTCATTAGTCCTTCCACATTGCCCAGACTGTCTCGCCTGGATTAAAAGGTATATTTGAATCAAAAGTAATCCTTCCTAATGCACTATTAAATAGTGCAGTCCGATTTGATGGACTTCCCGTAGTGATAGGATTATAGACAGTACCCTCTCTGGCTATTCCCAGAATGGTCTTGCCTTGTAAGGTCTTGCCATAAACTGACAAGCCTTGTATTGCGTTTTGCCCTGCTACCGTTACCCAATAGTCAGAATCGACATCCTCATCCAAGGATGGGCTAGAGGGGCTTACATCCATTAAAAAGGCTCCAGTGCCGATGATGTTTACCGTACACTGCACAAAAGACTGCACATCCCCAGAGATAGGTAGGTTTTGTATCAAGGCCTCACCCTCAATAGTTCTGATATCCCCATCTAAGTTAGTAAACTCAAACTGCCACTCAAGGGCTGCCCTTCTGACTGATTCTTGTATCAGATAAAAAGGACTGTAACGATTTGCATCATTATTTGTTACAAGCACCCCAGAAGCCGAGCCAGACCATTCAGTCCTTCTTATTCGCCTTTTTGTAAATAAGCCATCATTGACTGAGGTCCTATTTATTATCTCATTTGTAATCTCAAAGGAGCATGACTTGGCACAAAATACCGGATAGAAGTTACCATCTACCTTGATAGAGGCAATCATATTGGACCCTTTGACTACTTTACCATCGTTCATTCTTGTATATATTTGAACGAATGACCTTCATAAGTTTTGGGGATTGTACTATCTACAACCTCAATCATATAAAGACCCCATTCGCAGTTATCGGTATCCTGCTCGAAATGCAGCAGCTTGAACAGTTTATTTGTGGTAGCTGGGTGTGTATCTCTTTGCCTATAAACATGAAGCAAGTCTGGTAAGTCAGGCAATCCATCATAAGTCTTATCAGTATCTAAGCCATCACATGTAGCCTCAAAAGCTGTAAAGACTCGGTTATATTGATTCCAAACCGCTTGGTTCTGATGCTGGCCATAAGGTACCTCAGCAGATGCAGGAGGTGTTGTGCCTGGATATTCGATAGAATCGTAAAAAGTCTCAGTCAAGTCATAGTTATAGGCCTTTATGGTTGTCCCACCTACAACTTCGGAAACAGTAGGCTCGGCAAATGTTAGGATTGTCTGGTTACTGATAGTTGAATATCCTACCTCTACAATACGAAATTTGCCATTATTTAGGCTTGTAAATGAAATATTTATATAATCATTTACATTAAAGTAAGGTGTTTGAAACCCAGCCAAGTTAACTCCATTTCCAGTTACAAAAGTTGCACTTCCTACAAATATAGTAGCCCCTAGGGATGTATTTAGCATAGAACCCTTAATCTCCTCTTTAGGACCATCAGACATATACACTTGCTCATCTCTAGTAGCCTTATTATCTACTTGCTGCTCAGATAAATGCTCTTGCCCACGATAGGCTTGATACGATCCATTTATTAATGGCTTATACTCAAAAGAAAGATTAGAATACCAAATATTTACATCATCATTACCAGTGTTTAACTGGTTAAACTGATTTAACCAAATATATAATCTACCGTTTACTGGGCAAGGAGGAGCTTCCCAAGATACTGTCTGCCATTCTGTTAAATCTATATCAAAGTCAACAGAAATAGCTGCTTTCCCAGTATTAGTAGTCCAGTTGCTTGTATTATACCACGTATAGTTAGTGCTGCCAACAGTTGGCACTCCCAATAACCACCAAGAGCCATCATCACCATAAACAACCGCTTTCATCAAATCGCAGTTGCCATTACCACCCGGACCTATATTATTTGGCAGTCTCCATTGTACAGAGACATTGAATTTGTCTTTTTCTTGTATATTAAAGGCTACACTTCTTGCATAGGTCTGTAATTGTAAAGAATACGACTGGCTTGACTTAGGGGTTATTACCACATATCGGTCAGTCTCATACCCATCAGCATTACATATTCTATGAATGGTAGCAGTTGAGCTTGGAGCAGCATAATAGCCAGGCACCCCTTGTATTACGGTCCAATCATCAAACTTATATATTTTGTCTAATAAATTGGTCTGATCTAACAAGGCACCTCTCTCAAATCCTATGTTCCTAATTATTTCTGAGGCATAATCGTAATTATACGAATGCCGAACATATTTATAAGGCCTTTGCAGGCTTAACCTTGCATCATCGTTCATAAAGGCTATATCGTAATTAGCCCCAATATCTTTGACTAAAAAGGGATAAAAATAACCAATAGGCTCACCACTATAAGTGAACTTAAACATTCGCTTAATTGCATAGCCAGCCTCATCAGTAGAACGGATAAACCAAACATTCTTTTGCTGGCTTAAATCGCAAAACTCTTTTAGTATTTTCTCTAATACAGAAAAGCAATCTTGCATCTCGCCTATCCTTGCCTCAAAGGTTTGAGCATTTAGATAGACCGTATTATAGAAGTGGTCATATATGCTATCATAAGTAGCCGAATCTAATAACAGATTCATCTCTACCCAAATCTCTAATTCTAAGCCAGTCTTTTGAAGACACCAAGAAATATATTTGATTAAAGGATGTTGCCCAGTCAGAAACCGACCTTCATCATCCGATAATGGTAAGTCTCGTAAAAAGGCTATTCCATCAGTAGCTGTGAGTTCTAATACATTAGGGTCTGGTTGGAATGTCTGACCTAAATCAGAAATAGAAAGCCAACCGGTAAATATAACATCCGACTCAGTACCAACCGAAATCTCTACCTTATACTGCTGATCGCCACCTCCAGCAAAGGTCATGGCATTTACCTCATCATTAGTAAAAACCCTTAGTCGGCAGCTTTTACTTTTTATAGGAGTAAACTTATCCTCTGAGTTGTCAACGGTCTGTAAAACAACTGGGGCATCTGCTGTTTCTAGTTCTACCTCAGTTAAATCATTTTCTGCTGTGTTTGTAATCTTTACATAAATAGTCTGCTCATTCGGGCTATTGTCCGAATAATCTACTTGCGTATTAACAAAACTACCTTTGTAAAAGTTAGCCATTTACTCTTAGTTGACTTCTTTGTGTTCTGGCATAAGCCAGTAAAATATCTTGACCTCTTAGAACCGACATCCCCGAACCGCCACCATTGCCTCTACCACCCATCATAGACCCAACTTGATTGTTAGGTACAATCCCCCCACTTACTTGTGGAACAAATAGCTCTGGTCCTCTTTCTCCTACCAAGTATGGTTGGCCACCGCTTACTGGGCCTCCCAAGGCTCTTGCTTGCACCCCTTTATTAAGAGATTGTCTCAATGCTGTACTTACAGCTACTAAAGCAATACCAGCCGCTAAAGCAGCACCCGGATTGGTAAATAATGTAGCCAATGCATCTTTAGCCAACTTAGCTACCCCAGATACAACGATTAATTGCTTACCAATAGATTCTAACCCTTGGGCTATTACATTAGCAAATGATTGAAAGACAGATTGTAAATCTCCACCAGTTAATGCAGTTCCAATGGCCTCGCCAATAGATGCCAAACCAGTAACTTGTATATTAGCTACACTGTCATTTATGGTTTGTACAAATGATTCAAAGGCTTTGCCATTTGCCTCTAATATCTTCTGAAAATCTATTGCCTCAGATGTAAGATTTAATCTGAGTGGAACCTTTACATCTTCGGGGTCTGTTTTTATATTCTTTATGGCTTTATCCAACTCTGGTAAAAGAGTAGGCAAACCACCGGCCAATTTGGCCTCAAACTCTGAACGATTGCTGATTCCTGGTATTACCTCAAAATCTACATCAACTTTTCCTCCTTTAACCTTTTGACCTACCCCACCAAGTAAATTGGTTGACTTTAAGGCTTGCTCATTAAACAAGGTAGTTACACCAGTAATCTCCTTTGTAATGTTAGCATACTCCTCTTGTCTTTGATTAAGGGCTTTTAGGGCATTATCTCTTTGAGTGATATAAACTAACCCACGACCCAACTCTTGCTCTCTAAGAGTGAGTTGAGGTCTGTTAATGAAGGCTGCTTGTGCTTTATTGTAATCTGTTTGAGCCTCTGTTACTGCTTTTTGGGCATTGGCTTGATTAATCAACAAGGTAGCCGCCCGATCAGCCAACTGGTTAGCCAAAGCCTGAGCAATCAGTCCTTGTGTATATTGATTGACTAATTCAGTAGCACGAGCAGTAGCAACATTGGTTAAGGTTAGCTTTTCTCCATACTGACCCAATATATCATTGGCCTTGCTTAAAGCCTCATTTCTTTGCTGAAGTGGTAAGTTGCCATTCTTGGCTATTTCTACAAACTTTTGCAGTTGTAAGCCACTAGATAAGGCCGAGGCTTGAGCATCGTCTAAAGATTTGTTAAACTCAGCAACTTCATCTTTGGCTTTCTTGGCCGCTTGGCCAGAACCAAATATCTCTTTGCTAAATACAGTAACTAAAGAAGTAGCAGCCGCAAAGGCTAACCCAATACCAGCAGGTCCAGCAATAGCCCCTAACAATCCTTTTAATGCACCACCTACTGATCCAGTAGATTGCTTTAACTGAGTAAAGTTGTCAAATAAAGGCTGTAAGTTGTTAGAAATGGCTATAAAACCAAAAGGGGCATCTTGCACGATTCGGCTAAGATTGCCCACAGCAGTTCCAGCTTGGTTAGCTGATTGAGGTAACTTGGCTAATCCCTTGGCTGCATTATCTGCTCCTTTACCAAAGTTATCAGCACCTAATTTGGCCCTATCAAGCTCTTTCTCTATTTTTTGTAAAGCCGAAATCGCAGATGCCACATCAGCCGCCACCCTTACTTGTAAATCAGCCATTCTGCTTAGTTTTTAGCCTTTTTAGGGCTTCTTTTTCTTTCTTGGCCTTTAGGAGTGCTCGGATTTGCTCTTGGCTGATATCTTCCTTAGATTCAAGCTGCCAGCTATCCATAACAAACCTAGCCCCATTGCCCTTACCTATCAAAGCCTCGCATATTAAGGCTGTCTGAAACCTCAATAACAAAGACTCTGTTTTTACCTTTTCGATATAACCCTTTCTCAACAAAAGGTACTCATCGACCTCTAGACCATAAAAGTCCACCGGAAGCAGACCAATCTGGCCAAAGGCTTCCGACCTCATCTCATCCCAAGTTAAGGATTTGCCACTTGGGCTGGGTCTTCCCCCTGGTCTTTAGGTTTATTAGCTTCGACAAACTTATTGATAAGACTGGCCGCATCGTTCTCATCCATTGCACCGACCCACTCTTGGACCTGCTCAATAGGGATAAATTCCTTGATGCCATTGACCTTGTTATAGCAGTTCAACCCACCATAAACGAGGCCACAAATAAAATCAAATTGCTTGTCGGGCTTGCTTAAAAGCTCGGACATTAACAAAGGGTCAGAAGATGTAGCCTCTCCGTAGAACTTTGAGAACCACATCTTACCGACATCCAATGTAACCTCTTTGCCTCCAATTGTGTGTGTGATTTGTTTCATGTGTTATTAGCTTGCTGGTTGAGTATCAATGTCTCCTTCAATCTCAATAGTCATTGTAAACTTAGCAGTCTGACCACTTACGTTCTGCTGACCTAAAGAGGCAATCCAACCATAACCGCCATGATAGACAGTCTCGGCTGAATCGGTGAGATGCCAATACTTTTTAGTATTGTTAGCATACATCGTTTGGAAATCATTAAAAGAAGCCTCAGAAGCATCAGGAGCTGTATCAACAACTGCATTCAGAGTGAATCGGTTGTTTTGGGGTCCTAATGTCTTTAGGGTTCCACAGTTAGTTTCATCACTAACCACATTGCGGCTGCCATCGAATGATCCCTCACTCTGACATACAGCCGACTTTCTTGCACCTGCGGGAGTGTCAGAATATTCAATGAACATTACACTGCCGGAGATTGTTGTAGGATCTGCCATTTTATTTTATTTATATTTGGTTTAACAAATGCTCGTATCTAATTATATATCTAAAGGTCGGATTTGACCCATCATCTTCTACTAATTGGTCTATTGACTGGACTCTAACACTTGTAATCTGAAAATCAGTTACAACAAGGTTAGTTGTGTTTGGTGTTGGCATTATTTGATTATTTAATATTTGGATATTAAACTCAGCCGCAAAAGGATTTGGGATTACATTTGCTTTTACAATTATCTCTAATCTTATTACCGCTGTCTGTAAAAATGCAGAGTTGTTATACTCTGACTGGCTTGATGTTTCTCCACTAATGAGTATGTAGCTGCCAGTTGTACCAGTAGGCACAACATCTTTAAACACAGGTAATTGTGCATTCATAGACACAAGTTCATACCATGCATTCTTTAAGGCTGGCAATGCTGCTTTATATGGCATTTAATATTCTATTTATTCGTTCATTTAATGAACTTTGAACTATAGGTATTTGCTTATAGAAAAAGGGTTTTGGGCTTATACCATTTTTAAAGATAGAACGAGCAATTAAAAAGGCTATTTGATTAGTTTCCTTTTTAGTTTGCCTTACTTTTCTTCTTGTTTTGACATTATAAGAAGCCCCTATTCCTTTTCTTTTTACCCATTTTGCAATTACATCAATAAGTTTTAAGGCACCGCTTTGCTTTGTTCCTTTAAATTGAGCAGCATATTCTTCTGTGCCAGGATAAGGATTAAATTTGCTCTTTGTGCCAAATTCTATAAAAGGAGCATAAGGTGCATTTGCTGATACTATATAACTGTAAGGAGTTTCTTTCTTATAGCTAATTGACCTTAATAAAGTACCTCTATCGCCTCCTTGTGTCGCTAAATCTCTTTTTGCTAATGATACAAACTGCATTGCACTAGCTTCAACCTCAGCTTGAACTTCGGCCTTCATTGCTTTACCTACCGTACTTAAACGATTAGATAATTTATCAAACCCTATAGTTGTAACTTTTATCAAAGTATTGTGCTTGCTGTTAGTACCCAATTAAATCGTTTCTCATCCACCCTTCTGGCTGCCGTTATCTCATAGAAATTACCATAATATTCTATTCTATATCTGGCATAAGGGTTATAACCTCTATAATATATTCTAAAGGATTTAGTATCATTAAGAGATACCATTCCATCGTTTACGGTTCTACTTCCACTTTCATCAGTAACCTCAGCCCATAATAAATAGCTAACAGTTGAGTTCTCGGAATAGTTGCCACTTTGAGATGGCAGTCCAAGATCATATCTATACAATTTAATTGGCTTATAGTTACCTATTCCCATTAACCTAACCAGTTTGTGGTTTTATATGCTGAAGCAATTTTCATAGCCTCTTTACTCAATCCATCTACATTATCATCCCCTCTATTGATATAGCGATAGGCCACCTCTTTCATAATAGCCTCCTTTAACCCTTTTGGCAAGGTAGCCAAAGAATACCCAGCTTGGAAGGTCATTTGCATGTTTGGTAAATGAGGACTCTTAAAGATTCTATTGTTCATAGACACCTCAAAGTCATCAGTTGCAATGCTATCCCCTTCATCATCATAGACATAGCTAATTGAGTTGACTGGCTGAAACGGAATCTCAAAGTTACCAGCTAAATTGGTAAACTCTATCCTAAAGTTCCTTCTCCTTAATGTCAATCCAGTAAACTCCTCTATCCGTTCCCTAGCCGAAACTATCATTGACTCAATCAATAAATTATCATCCATAAAAGTGGATGAAGTATTTAGTGGGCTTGTTATAAAGCCTTCAAGACGAAGATAGTCCTTCATTTCTTGTAATTGCACTGGCTCCTCAATAGGAGTAACATCGCTAACGATTTTCCAGTCAATAAGTAGATTGTAGAGCATAGAGATTTATTAAAAAAAGGGGCCAGCCGAAACCGGCCCCACCACATCAAACCACAGCACCTATATTAGACATTACCAAAGTCAGCATAGATAACCGCATCAGTGCGAAGGAGGTTAATGTCCTCAAAGCACTCAACACGAGCAGTTACCAAGTTCTTTTGGAAGTTGTCGCTATCCTCATAAGAGAACTCAACACGCAGACCTTCAGTCTCAACTCTTTCTACATAGTTAGAGTCGATGATCAGAGCCTTGTCATCAGTTACCCAAGAAGCACCAATTACAGGTACACCAGCGATACGTACGTTACCAGAAGGGTCGATTACAACACCACCGGGAACAGAGTAGTCAGAAGGCTTAGTCTTGAGCAAGCGAGCCCACTGCTGGTAAGATACCAAAGCAAAAGAGGCATCGAAGTTAGCAGCCAATTGGTTAGCAATCCAGTCAACCAGTTGCTCAGCATCAACAGTTGCAGAGGTAGTAGTTGAACCAGTAGCAGCCAAAGATACAGTGCTGAAGAAGGTAGCATTCTCCTTCTTGTAGAAATCACGGAGCAGCATTCTCTGCAAAGTGTTCTGCAAGAAAGGCAGTTGGAACATCATCTGCTTGCTAAAACGAGCAAAGCCAGCGATGTAGTCAGATACAACCTTTACTTCAGTCAAATCGTAGTCGATTTGGCTTTTTGCGATACCCTCAGACTGAACACCGATAGAACCTTCAGAACCAGTCTCACGATAGGTTACATAAAGTCCGGTAGGAGATACAGCAGTAGGGATAAGATCACGCATGTTAATCTTCTGAGCAGGCACCAAACCTTGACGCTGGTTGTAGTTAGCTACACCATCACCACTGAGGTTGTCTCCGAGGGTCATTGTACCTACTGACTTCAGGTCGATAGTCAGCTTGGCATTCTTGTTCTTTTGGAACTCTTTGAGTTCGGCTTGCTTAGCTTCAAAAGCCTCAGCGATAGCCTCGTTGTAAGCCTCACCAAAAGACTTGTTCTTGTTGTCAACCTTCTTAGCTGACTTCTCAGCGATCAGTTGGTCAAGAGCAGCTTGGTTCTTCTTAGCAGCCTCATCCATAGTTACCACAGCAGCCTTTACTTCGGCTACATCATTTTTTACATCAGCGATAGCAGCCTCATTGGCGGCTTTCATCTTTTCAACAGACTCAGTAGCTGATTTTACTGCAGTCTCGATGCTTTTCAATTCTTCCATTGTTAGGAATTTAATTTAGTTAATAAGTTATTTAAGTTATGCTTCAATCCACTCAAATCAACCTCCGGCTCCTTAGCTTCTACAACTGATTGCTCGGGTTGCTCTACTTTAGGAGTGGCTTCAACAGATATAAGTGATTTTATTGCCTCGTTTATTTGTGCTACTCTGATTTCGATAAACTCGAAGGCATCATCAGAAAAGCGGCCATCTTTCAATGACTTTAAGAGCATGCTCAGCTCTTTAGACAGCTTAGAGTGGCTGTCAAGGATTTCTTGACTGTTCAAACTCTTACCCACTTCAATAGTAGGGGTATTGGGATTAGCACCCCAAAGGACAGCCGAACCTTCAAAAAGCAGTATCTCTTTGATAAGGTTATACTCGCCCTCAGAGCTCTTTTGGTTCTCAGCCTTGATAGTTCTAAAACCTACCGAATGCTGGTTAATATGACCAGATTTGTAGAACTCAAGAACATCATTGCCCCATGTAGTGTTAGGCACATCGGTAATACCTACCAGATAGTCCTTTTCTACATACAACTCAGAGAACTTTCCAATGGCCGATTTAAGGCTTGGGTTGTGGTCTGTCAGATGCCAGATAAGGTTAGCCCCTTTAGGACCTCTCTCTGCCATAGTCTTGTTATAGGCATTGTGGTCAATGACATCATTGTCAAGGTCCTTAGAGCCCATTTGGCTGATGGCTACCTTTACCTTTCTGGTTGTGGTAGAGACATCCTGCACTGAGTTGCTTACTGTCTTTTGTTCAAAGTATCTTTTCATATTCAATATTTTGGGAGGGTTGACCCTGGTTATTATTTCATGATTCCGCAGTATTGGCCGTAGCCGATCAAGCACCTCCCCTATTTATTAATCTTCCTCTCGAATCTCTTTCAGGTACAACAATATAAGAGCATCTGCAATTTATGACCATTGCTGCCGAACCACCTGGAGCCAAAGGGTATTCTATGTTCTCACCACTCCTTGGGTCCACAAAGTTGTCATAAAAGCCTACCACTTGCCCATCCATGTGGAAATGGTCTTTAGGCTGCTCAGGCTTAAAACCTCTGGTCCTTGAATCTCTAAAGGCAATCCACTCTTTCACCATTTGATAGTCAAATGACTCGGCTGCTGCCTTTATCCCAGTGTTTGCTGCCCTACCTACCTCAGTTCTGACAATCCTTTCGGCTTGCATTGAGGTAAAGCCAGAGTCTTGTAGAATCTTGACTATCTCATCCACAGTCTGCTCTTTTATGATGGCATTCTGTAAGACAAGCAGCAAATGGTTCCTTAGGGTCTCTGAGGTCTTTACTACCGCATACTGAAGCAAGGTCCTTTCAAGCTCATCCACTATAAACTTAATCCATCTCTCATCTCTGCCTATCCCTTTTTGATTAGCTTCCTTGCGGATTAACTTATACATCTGGTTGGCATGATATACACCTACTTGCTTGTAAATGTTCTCAATGGGTTTATAGAGCTCATCATTCCATAACTGGGTTCTGAGCTTTGTCTGGGCTTGCCTGGCTCCCACTCTTTTTATTGTACCTATCAAAGAACTGACAACCTTATCAAGTTGTCTTTTGACCTTAGGAAAGTGGGTCTTGGCAAACTTCCGATTGATTCTCGAAAAGCTTTCCGCATACTCTTTTCTCTCCTTGTTGGTCATTCATCAATCTATTTTTTAAGACTAATCTCTTAGCCTCCATTCTTGCTTTATATAAGGCACAGCACTTCTCCCTTTTGGTTATGGGATAGGTTCTGTAAACCTCACTCATTATTGAGGTCATCATCCTCTATGTCATTAGCCCCATTGCTGAGGTCCATGTTTGGAGCTTCGTACTCACTAAGTGGCATCCCATCTTGTGTGGTAATCCAAGGCTCATCAAACAGCGGATTGTCAATTCTCTCCAGTCCAAGCAGCATTCTTTGCTCATTAGGGCTAAGGGCTTTGAGGTCCTTAATCCAGCTAGACTTCTCGACTACATCCTCTTGCAGTTCTGTAAATACGGTATGGTCAAAGTCTATATAAACATTCTGGCCCTTATATCCCCAGTCTGTTTGTAGCTTTCTATTAAAGTGGTTACGGAATGATACAAGAGCTGGCATGGCACAACGAGTTGTAAGGGCCTTTTCAGCCTCTCTCACGTTGTTATATGTCGAAGTCTCAGAATCACCCACCAATTGGCTAGGCACCCCATAAACGGATGCAAACCGTTTCAAATCCCATTTCTCAGAGTCAATGATAGACAGCTCTACTGGATTAAGCCCAACAGACTGCCATCCCATCTTGTAACCAGAGACACCAATGCGGCCCCAGTTCTCTGATCCTACCCATTCGCCTTTGCCTACGAGTTTACTCTTAATAGCCTCTACTTGCTTTCTTGTATCGGCTACATCTACACCCCCATTGATAACTCTTGGGTCATCCACATAAAGGACACCCTTTACCCCTTGATTTTCAAGCATGGCAGCACTTGCCTTGATGGCTGAGTTTGATCTGCTAAGTCTCCTTAAAGCAGCCTTAAGAGGACTCATTCCGTAAAGGTGAGCCCCATTGATATCCCAGTCGTAGTTTTGGTATTTATCGTGTAAGACTTGGCTTTTAGGGAATAATGCATTTGAAAGGACCGGAATCATGTACCCCTCCTCAACGATGGGGAACATATTGGTCGAAGCAATGATATTTACCTCTTGGTAAGGTAAGTTGTGCAACTGATATGGCTTGCCCTGATTGGCTCCCATGTCAAGCATCTGAGCCCAAACACAGCGGCCACCAGTTATCAGCTTATATCCAGTTGAATTAGCAACTAAGTCCTGGAATGTTTCGTAGTCGTTGGGGTATCGTAAAAGTTCAGTAAGTCTATCAACAAAAATAGGCTCTAAGGCTTTTTTCTTATAGCCCATTGCCTTTTGAAAGTCCTCGGTAGAGATGTCTTTCTTTCTCATTAGGCCCTCATAAGCCTTAAAAGCAGCCTCATCGACTACCTTGTAAGTGGACCAGTCAGGTAGTTTTACCTTGTCTGTAATGAGAGTTATAGTGGCATAGAGAATGTCGTTAACTTGATAGCCATCCCGAATGTAGTTAGTACGATTGT